AGACGGGTTCGTTTCGGATACAAAAAAAATTCAAGATTCTTATTTCTATCAAAAGTTTTCTTATGTACTTAGAACAGGAAAAAGTATTTCGGATTGGAAGAACGCATTTATTAGATTAATTCACCCCGCAGGTTTCAATTTCTTCGGGGAAGTTTTCATTAATCTTCTTTCTACAAGTCAATGGAGAGTTCAGCCGGGTTATCAAGAAAGTGGAGTACCATTCCGTATTACAATTAATTGGTTAACTCAGTTCTTAACATTGTCAGAATTAGGAACATTTATAGAAAAAACATGGTCTTTGGACATGTCAAGTAATGAAATAGGGTTAGATGACCATTTTGATAACATAAAGTTCTTAAATTGGAGACCTATTGGAGATTATTCTCAATATACATTACAAGATGTTATAAATAACAATATAGGTACACAAACGGGATGCCAAATATACACTTGTACACCACTTAATTCAGATACTTCATATGATTCAAGTGCGTGTACTTTAACAACAACTTACTAAAACGGGGATAATATGCCAGCAATTATTACAAGCAAATTCAGGTTAGACACGACAGAGGCGTTTATAACCGACATTCAAGGAAACACCAATAAATACTATTTGGGGATAGGGAGAGCACATGCTTGGCCTACCGTTGACTCTCCAGATACACCTTACGAAAATGATTACACAGGAGATACCGTATGGGAAAGTTTATTCGCAGCTAAAAAAATAGATGCTGCTGATTCGATATATGCAACGGTTCGTAAACTGTGGGTATCGGGAACTACTTATGTGGAGTATGATGACCAAGATACAAACATAGAAGGTAAAGATTATTTTGTTATTTCAGATAATAACAACGTATATTTATGTATAAAAGCTGGGCCATCGGGAAGTACAACAGACCCCGATACAACAGGTGTAACGACTTCGGGTGTTATTGACTTTTCTGGAAGTGATGGATACATATGGAAATATATGTTTACCGTACCTACAGATTCTTCAACGAAATTCCTTACAACTTCATTCGTACCTGTTCATCGACTAACTGTACAACCTGGCGGTGGTGAAGATACTGCATTAATCAACCAATGGAGTGTACAAGATAATGCGGTGGACGGTGCAATTTATAATATTAAGGTTACTGCTGGTGGTTCAGGATATACGTCTGTACCTACCGTAACAATCACGGGAAGTGGTTCTAGTTGTGCTGCAACTGCAGTTCTTACTGCTCAAGTTCTAACAGACATTACTGTTACTACGCCAGGTACGGGATATGAAAATGCAGTAGTTACAATTACTGGTGGTGGTGGTGCAAATGCTACCGCTCGTGCAGTAATCGGGCCAAAGGGTGGTTTCGGTTATGATGCAAGAAACGAATTAAGAGCACACTATGTTGCAATCAATAAGGTATTCAATGGTGATGAGTCTGGTGCAATAGTAAGTACTAACGACTTCAGACAAATCGCATTATTAAAGAATCCTGTAGATAATGCTACTTCTGCGATTGCTACAGGAACGATATACGATACTACTACACAATTAACAGTTACGACAGGTACAACGTTTGCAGTTAATGCCGAGATTGAAGGAACGGTTTCAGGTGCAAAAGCAATAGTAGTTGAATACGACGCAACTAACGGAATAATTTATGTTAATCAAAATGCAAGTACGGGTTATGAAGCATTTGATGTTGCAACTCCAGACCTCATTAGATTAAGTTCTGAGAGTTCGGGGGGTGAAACCTTATCTGCAATCGGTGTTCCAGACCTCGACAAATATTCTGGTGAGATGTTATTCTTGGAAAACAGAACTGCTGTAAGTAGGGGTGCAGACCAAATAGAAACAATTAGATTAGTAATCGCATTTTAAATTAGGGAAAAAACATGGCAGTTAAATTTAACATTGAACCATACTGGGACGATTTCGAAACCGCTGGGGCAGACGGATTAACCCCAAAAGAAAAATATAATAAAATTCTATTCAGACCGGGTCACGCAGTCCAAGCAAGGGAGTTAACACAACTTCAATCTATATTGCAACACCAAGTATCTTCTCATGGTGACCACATATTCAAGGAAGGTTCTAATATCTTAGGTGAACTTCACGTACACAATCTTTGTGATTACTTAAAGATTACCACTACTACAACTACCCTTACGGATTTTATCGGGGTAGAACTCACGGACGGAACGACAACTGCTAAGGTTCTTCATGTTGAGGCTGCTACTGATACCGACCCCGTTACCCTATTCGTAAAATACACATCTGGCCCTGCATACACGACAAGTTCCTCTGTTACTGGTACTGGAATAAACGTATCATCTATTACGGGAGTTGGTTTCGGTTCTATCGCAACTATCACCGATGGTATTTACTACATTAAGAAAAACTTCGTAGTAGTAAAAGAAAAGACAATTGTTCTTTCGAAATATGATGTAGATATAAGTATCGATTTAGGTTTAACCATAGAAGAATCTTTAGTGGATTCCTCTGCAGATACTTCCCTCGTTGATAATGCAGCCGGTACTCCAAATGCATCAGCACCTGGCGCCCACAGATATAAAATAAGTGCTATTTTTAGTACTCGTGCTTCCGATTCAACTACTGGTGATTTTGTTTTATTAGCTAGATTAGATGGTGGTATTCTTGTAACCGATAATAGGAAAACAGATTATAATAAAATAGCCGATACTATGGCACGTAGAACCTACGATGAATCGGGTAACTATACAGTAACCCCATTCTCTGCTTCCTTTAAAGCTCACGATTCCGATGATGATTTATTCGTATGTGTTGTTGAACCTGCAAAGGCATATGTTCATGGTTATGAAATAGAAAAGGTTTCACCAACAAATGTAGAGATTAATAAAGCAAGAGAATCCCAATTAGTAACAGATAGGGTTGTTCAAATAGAAACAAACAATTATATCGATATCAAAACTCTAGTATCTTTCCCAGATACAGTAACATTCGATAAAGTTAATATTAAAGATGGAAATTCAGTTGTTGGTACATGTCGTGTCCGTGCAGTAGAAGGTTATGTTTCTGGTACGACTACCCACAGACTACATGTATTCGATTATATAGTAACTACCGCACATACTATAGAAGCAGACTTTACTCTTGCTGGTACTACTGGTAATTTTACTGCAGTTATAACCGATTCAAACTTAGGTGAAGATTCATTGGTATTTCCATTACCTCAAGCAAGGGTTAAGACATGTAATGCTTTAACTGATGGTAATACAGATTTTAACTATCAATTTGCAAGTAATAGAAATTTAGGAACTAATACTGCTGTGTCGGGTGGAACGGTTCAGTTCGAAGGTGCAACCGCTAACGAAACATTAGTATCTGCAACTACATCTAATCTACCCCAATTTATTTTAATTGATAACAGTACTAATGCTCAAGTAACATTAGCAACGGGTGATATTTCTGTAACAAATCCGGTTTCTGGTGCATCTACAATTGATATCTCTGGATTAAGTCAAGCGAATTCAACTTCAATGACTTTATTTGCACCGACAACAAGGTCATTAACACATAAGACAAAAGATAAAACAGCTGGCACTTCAGCTATAACTTATGCTGGTGGAACAGATTATAAAGCATGGAATACATTAAACCACTCGGATGTAATTTCTCTTACATCAGTAGTAACCGATAATGCAGCTGCAACTGACATTACAGATAACTTCGAAATACATGATGGTCAAACGGGAAGTTATTATGGACATGGTAAATTCAGGGTTAAACCAACTTCTAACTATGTAATAACTACTGATATTGTAGTAAGTTACGATTACTTTACCCACTCGTCAGGTGATTTCCTTACAATAGATTCTTACGACCTTGTAAACGATATCGATTATTGTGATATTCCTAAGTTTCAGGATATCGAATTAAGAAGTGCGGTGGACTTCCGACCTAGAATGGGTGATGCAGCCGATACATTTGATGCAACCGATGGTGGTGGTACTAATGCCGCTGTTGGAGTATGTCCTACACCAAACACACAATTTCAAACCGACTTACAATTCTATCTTCCTAGAAAGGATTTAATTTATGTTAGTAAAGATGGTTATATAGGAATTACTTATGGAACTTCTGCATTAAATCCTTTATTACCAGAAGCACCAAAAAGTTCAATGGTTCTTTATCATTTATCTGTACCAGCATATACATGTTTACCAAGTGAAGTACAAATAACGTATATAGACAACAAACGTTATACTATGAGAGATATTGGTAAGATTGAAAAACGTGTTCAAACTTTAGAATACTATACTACCTTATCATTACTAGAAACAGAAGCAAATGCTTTACAAGTACTTGACCCAAGTGACGGTACATTAAGATTTAAATCGGGTTTCCTTGTAGATTCATTTAAGTCTACTACGGTAGGTAGAACAAATTCTCCCGAATATAAAGCAGGTATTGACCCATCTTCTGGTTCATTACGTCCTTTATTCTCGGAAGGTAATGCAAATCTAATGTATGATACTAATGGTACTAACTCTACTACTAGGATTTCAAGGAATTTAGTAACATTACCATTTACCCACACACCATTAATTACCCAAATTCAAAGTTCTGGGGAAATTAACGTTAATCCATATTCAGTATTTAACTGGACAGGTAGAATAGACTTAGAACCACAGTCAGATGAATGGAAAGATATCGATAGACGCCCAGATGTACTCTTAAATAA